CCTGTAGACTAACCTCAGTTCAAACGAAACGAACCATGACCGCAACCGAAACCACTTTCAACGGCTGGGCAAACTGGGAGACCTGGAATGTCGCCCTGTGGATCGGCAACGATGAGAGCCTCTATGATCAGGCCCGCAGCATCGCCCGCCGTGGTGGATCGTATCAGGATCTGGTGGCCATGCTGCGGGAGTGTGGCAGCAAAGAGACCCCCGACGGCTGCCGCTGGGATGATCCTGCGATCGACGGCCTGGAGATCAACGACATGATGGAGGAGCTGTGTGAATGATTGTAACGGGGGCAGCAATGCCCCCATCCCCAGCCTGTAGACTACCAAAGCAAACGACCCGACCCCATGGCAATTTTCTCACTCGCTTCTGATCTTGAGACCCGGGAGATGCGTTACGTTCCCCGCCACGTTCAGACGGACGTGCAGAGCGTGTATGCCGGCCAAATCCAAGCTCATGAGGGCTGGTGGTATGCTGGCTGCTATGCTGACCGATACGAGGAGGAGGCCGTGGCCAAACTGCCCCAATTCTGAAACTGTCCACCAAACCCCCACAGGCCCCCCTGGGCTTGATATCTTAAAGGAGTGGAGGGGACGCCTCCCTCCCTCACCTTTCCTCCGCTTCCATCCCATGCGTAAGATCGAACGCCTGATGAACGCCGCTATCACCGCTGGCAAAGATTGGAAACTTGCTAACACTGAAGTCATCGCATGTTCGAACGTGACTGATGTCTTCCTCCATGGTAATCTGATCGCCCGAATTGGTGAAACCTGGATCGAATTGTTTGATGGTGGCTGGCAATCCAACACCACAAAGTCCCGCCTGAATGCTATTCTCCGTGAGCACGGTATCCCTGGAGAGTGTGTCTTTCAGAAGAACTTTCAATGGTTCGTTGCACAGGAAGGCGGCGACATTCCTTTCTTCTCAGGTATGCGCCTCGCCTGAACTTTCCTCCCTGTCCTTTACACTTTCCTTTCCCAATGTTCACTGAGTTTGTTGACCTTCCCGCTGAGATCTTCGACTTTCCTGAGGATGAGTTAGTCGCTGCACTTGTGGAGGACGACTATTTCCCCAGAGAGGAAATCTCCTCCGAAACTCAATCCCTTCTGAACTCCTTCTGATTATCACCATGTCATTCCGAATCTCCGCCAAGTCTTATGCTCTCCCTGCGTGGGTTAAGAGTAAGTCAGTTCACAGAGATGGCATCGGTAGGGTTACATTCAGCACCCGTTCATTCAAGGCTACATCATCCCCTGATCTTCGGAAGATGAGTATGCTCTGGAAGGACATGTAGGTTATACTTAAGAGCGCGGCAGTTGTTATGACAGTTGCCGCGTTTTTTTGTGTTTATTATACGCGCCGCGTTGTTTAAAAACAGCTGACTCCCCTAATCTATAAACGACCCAGATCGACTGAGTTATCGAAAGACCTATATAATCGAAAATGGAAAAAGGGATCCACGAATGCAAAAAAATTCCGGACCCATAATTTCCGTCGTAGAGGTTGATCCGATAGATGGAAGTTATGTGATTAAATTACCTGAGAGTGTTGTCAATGAGCTCGAATGGTACGATGGGACAGAAGTTGTAGTCTCGTTAGACGGCAATGAACTTATCGTAACCGACCTAGAAACATACGAAGATTTCTGATATAATAGTAGAGTATCTCGAAGGAGGGATCACATGACTGATCAAGTCTTCCATATCTACGACAAGAACAATGAGGTTATTGCTCATAGTCTTGATGTCGATGAACTGGAAGAGATAATCAAGAAAAAAGAAATTTTTGAAAAACATTATGAGATCGAAGTTCTTCAGAATGTCCCAGACAGAGAGGAACCCTCGTATTGACAGCCTACATAATATAGGTTATAATTCATTTGAAGTACACTATTACTCATGGCGAAAGGATTTACAGTAAAAGCGAAGACTCCCATCAGGAAATCAGAGTCTGAATGGGATTATGATAAAGCAAGAGAGATGGTAAAAGGCAAGAGCATTGTGTTCTGTCTTCCCGGTCGAGGTGTCTCTTACACGTTCTTGAAGAACTTTGTTCAACTCTGTTTTGATCTGGTTCATTCTGGTGCTCAGATTCAGATCTCTCAAGATTATAGTTCCATGGTAAACTTCGCACGTTGTAAGTGCCTTGGTGCTAATGTTCTGCGTGGCCCTGACCAGATTCCCTGGGATGGCAAACTGAAGTATGATTATCAACTCTGGATTGACTCTGATATTGTTTTCAATACTGAGAAGTTCTGGCAACTTGTTCTGATGGATCAGGACATTGCATGTGGTTGGTACTGTACCGAAGATGGCATGACCACCTCGGTAGCTCATTGGTTAGATGAAGACGCATTCGCCAAGAATGGTGGTGTGATGAATCACGAGACCTTGGAGACGATGAAGAACCGTCACAAACCATTCACCGTGGACTATGCAGGTTTCGGATGGTTGATGATTAAGCACGGAGTCTTTGAGAATCCTGAGATGAAGTATCCCTGGTTCGCTCCGAAGATGCAAGTCTTCGAATCTGGCGATGTTCAGGATATGTGTGGAGAAGACGTGTCGTTCTGTCTCGATGCCAAAGAAGCAGGTTATGAGATCTGGTGTGATCCTCGTATCCGCGTTGGCCACGAAAAACCCCGCGTTATTTAAGATCATGGAAATTAAGAAGCGTCCTGCTCCCAAGGAGGAGTTCTATAATATCTACCAGCGTGACCCCGGAAGCGGCGCTGAAACGCTCGTAGATGAATCCCTGACAAAGGAACAGTTTATGGATAGAATGGAGTTCTATGCCCAAGAGTACTACATGACTCAAGAGGCGAAGTTCGCACCTTCTTCCTTTCGACATGAAACTTTCACTTATGAGGACTAATGGCTGTTAAATCGAAAATCGGCACCGCTAGCATTCAATTCCAACCTGGTAAGCCTAAAATGACTTGTCAAGGTAACTCAAAAAACACCCGTTACTCGGCTACATCCCGGAATCGCGCTCGCAAGAAGTACAGAGGTCAAGGAAAATAATAAAATGATCGAAGAGGTTCTGCAATGGATTAAGCATATTTCACTCAAGAGACCTGAATTAAATGGTTTCGCTGTTTGTCCCTTTGCAGAATCTGCTTCTTACGAGATAATTGAACATTCTATTTGCGGCATCTCCCCTATTGAGGGTGTGGATGTCGCAATTTTTATTGTCGAACCATACTTAACGTCTGAAGTTCTAAGAGATTATCGCATTCAATACAATTCCATGTTTCCAGATTATGAATTTCTAGAGGATGGAATGGATGAACCAACCTTCTTAGAAGGAATTCAGACAAATTTTGGTAAGGCCAATCTAATGTTGATTCAAAAAAAGGATCATCTAGAAAAAATGCGTAAACTTTTGAGTGAGACTGACTATTATTCTATGTGGGATCCAGAAATTTTGAGTAAAATTCAGCAGTCTAAATAAATTTTTTGCTCGACAACTGAATTGGAACGCTTTTCTATGGGGAAGCACCTCCTTCTTGAGGTGTATGATGTAGATTATGATCTTATTAATAACGTAAGTGACCTTCAAGAAGTCATGATTACGGGAATTGATCGAGCAAAAATGACAATTTTGAATGTATTCTCTTATTGTTTCATTCCCCAAGGGTGTACAGTCGTCATTGCTCTTTCAGAAAGTCACGTTTCTTGCCACACATGGCCTGAAAATGGGTGTTTAGCAGTTGATGTTTACACTTGTGGTGATGGAAATCCCAAGTTGATCGCTCTAGAAATCCTAAAATACTTAAATTCTGACAATTACTCACTTAGAGAGATTGATCGTTAAATAGTAATGTGGAGATAGCAACCTCCTTTTAAAAGTTCTGTGACAGAAAAAGAACTTTGGAGGCTAAAATGGAACACGATTCGAAGCAATTCCTTCAAGAAATCGCTGGAGAGGGCAAACATGACCTCAAAAAGCAGACTTTACTTCATGAAGAGATCAGGAATGATGAGGATTATGATGATTGGGAGTATGGAACAGAGCCCAGTTACGGAAAATCGTCATAAATAAGTCAGATTCTTGTCTTTTTCATGGCTATAACAAGGATAAGTAAGTCATTCAAAGATATTAGCTTGTCCTTCAAGCCTCATCCGGTGACCAAAGACCTTCAAATTCTTAAGAATGAGAACGCGATTCGTCGTGCTGTGAGAAATTTGGTGGAAACTATCCCATCAGAGAGGTTCTTTCAGTCAGATTTGGGTACAAACATCAGAGGACTGCTGTTTGACTTCGTAGATTACGGTACTGCATCCGCAATTGAGACCCAAATTTACGAAGTAATCTATGCATATGAACCTAGAGTGGATAATGTTGCTGTACTTGTAACTCCAAGACCAGATCAAAACGAATTTGAGGTGTCTGTTCAGTTCGATATTGTTGGTCAGTCTGTTACTGCACAAGAATTTACCTTCATTTTAGAAGCGACGCGATAAAAAATGCCACTCACTAAGTTTGCTAACCTAGATTTTGACCAAATTAAGGTATCCATCAAGGATTATCTCCGTGCAAATTCAAATTTCACGGATTTTGACTTTGAAGGATCCAATTTTTCGGTCTTAATTGACACTCTGGCATATAATACCTATATTTCAGCGTTCAATGCCAACATGGTTGCCAACGAATCCTTCTTGGATTCGGCAACTCTGCGTGAAAACGTCGTTTCTTTAGCTAGAAATATTGGATATCTGCCCAGATCTCGTCGGGCAGCAAAAACAACGGTCAGTTTTACGATTCCTTTTACTGGAGATAGTGGAACTTGCACTCTGAAGGCAGGTTTACTGTGTGTTGGATCGTATGATAACACATCATACATGTTTTCTATCCCAGCAGATATTACAACAACATCTCCTTTAACAAATCCAGCTGGTGAAGACAATGGCCCTAGATTAGCAACGTTTACTGACGTTGAAGTTTACCAGGGAACGTTCTTAACCAAGTCATATAGAGTCAATGGATCTATTGATCAGAGATTCATTCTCAATAATCCACATATTGATACCTCAACTTTAAAAGTTAGAGTAAAAGGCCCCTCCGAAACTGGTTCTGGAAGAGAATATACAGTTGTTGACAACATTCTCAACGTAAATGCCAACTCTGAAATCTATCTTCTGCAAGAAGTGCAGGATGAGAAGTATGAAATTCTCTTTGGCGATGGAATTTTTGGTAAAAAGTTAGAAAATGATACAATTGTCACATGTTCTTACATTGTAACTGATGGCCCTGATGGAAATGGGCCTTCTCAGTTTGATTTGTCTGCTGATTTAAGGTCTGCGCTCGATGCTTCCATCATTCCCACATCTACAGTTACCGTAGTTGCCGCTAGAAGCGCCCAGGGAGGCGCTGAAGTAGAAGATCTGGAGTCTATCAAGTATTTTGCTCCTAGACTCTACTCAAGTCAATACAGAGCGGTTACAACGAGAGATTATGAAGCAATTATTTCTTCAATTTATCCAGATACTGAATCTGTTTCTGTAGTTGGTGGAGAAGAATTGGATCCACCCGAATATGGGAATGTAATCATCAGTATCAAACCCAAAAATGGATCATTTGTTTCTGAATTTAACAAACAATTGATTCTTTCCAAACTCAAGCAGTATTCTTTGGCTGGAATTAATCAGAAAATCATTGACCTTAAGATTCTTTATGTTGAGATTGATTCCTATGTTTACTACAACGCAAGTAAAGTAACATCTGCATCTGATCTTCAGACTACAACACTGAATAGCATCACTCAATATTCAAAATCTATTGATCTAAACAAGTTTGGTGGTAGATTTAAGTATAGTAAGGTATTATCTGTAATTGATGGTGCTAGTGATGCAATTACATCTAACATTACTAGAGTGATCATCAGAAGAGACATGAGATCTCAACTGAATCGCACAGCGCAATATGAATTGTGCTTTGGTAATGCCTTTAGAGCAGTGGCCAGTGGTAGAAATATCAAGAGCACTGGATTTAAGATCCTTGGAGTTTCTGACACTGTATATTTCACTGATATTCCAAACCCAGATTTAAAAACTGGTGTAATTTCAGTAGTGAGACAAGTAAATGACGAAGTTCTTGTCATCAAAAAAGATGCAGGAACAGTAGACTATGAAACTGGGGAGATTTTGATCAATTCAATTACAATTACGGACACTACACAACCCGATGGTGTAATTGAAATTCAAGCCGTTCCTCTTTCCAATGATATCATTGGACTGAAGGATATTTACTTGAGTTTTGACGTTGGAAATAGCACAATAAATATGGTGAAGGACACCATTTCCTCTGGAGATCAAATTTCTGGAGTTGGATTCCAAGTAACACCAAATTACGTTGACGGGACATTAACGAGGTAAGATGATTGAGACCGCAATTGATCAACGGGTCAAGATCAGCCAGCTGATCGAGGGACAACTCCCAGAGTACGTCGTTTCAGAGTCTCCATTATTTGTTGATTTTCTAAAACAGTACTATACTTCGCAACAATATCAGAGCGGGCCTGTTGATCTGCTTGAAAATATTGATCAGTACATCAAATTAGATAATCTGACTCCAGAAGTTCTCGAAGGTAGAGTTGGTGTAACTCAAAGTGTATCTACTACAGATACCACAATCTATGTTAACTCTACTAAGGGATTTCCCAATGAGTATGGACTTGTTGGGATTGGTACTGAAATTATTAGTTACACTGGTGTAACAACTAATAGTTTCACTGGATGCATTCGTGGTTTCAGTGGCATCACATCGTATAGATCGGGAACAGACTCCGAGTCTTTAACGTTTTCGACTAGTTCGGCCATTCCTCATGAGTCTGGTGTTACTGCACATAACCTCAGCACGTTATTCCTCAAAGAGTTCTTCAGAAAACTCAAGATTTCTTTTGCTCCTGGTTTGGAAGATCAGGATTTTACGAAATCTCTTAATGTAAATAATTTTATCAAATCTCTTAGAGGATTTTATGAAGCAAAAGGAACGACAGATTCCTTTAGAATTCTCTTCAGAGCACTTTATGATGTTAATGCCAAAGTTGTAGATCTTGAGCAATTCCTCAACAAGCCTTCTGCGGCAAACTATAAAAATAGACTTACATTGATTGCTGACTCAATCTCTGGAGACCCAGAGAAGTTGGTCGGACAAACTTTATTCCAAGACGCTAATTCTTTAACTGGTGTTGGTGCCGCGAGTGCTCCAATCTCCGAAGTTGAAGCATTTACCATTCAAAATAAGAGATACTATAAGATTTCTCTTTTCTATGGTTATGACAATCCCCCATCTGGATTCTTTGGGTCATATAAACAGCCTGGTAAGTCCAAAGTAATCGGAACTTATGGAACCAGTGCAGATACTATCACGGTTGACTCTACGATTGGGTTCCCTGCCTCTGGAACAGCGATTGTAGGCGTAAATACTATAACCTATACTGATAAGACTGTAAATCAGTTCCTAGGCGTTTCTGGCATCACTCAGAGCATTAATGAATCTGAAGACATCAGAGAGGATCTGGTAGTTTATGGATTCGAAAATGGTGTTTCAGACAATAAAGTTGAACTTAGATTGACTGGTGTTCTGAATGAATTCAATATCCCCCCAACGTATCAAAATGCTGATGTTGGAGAGGAAATCAACGTCAAGTATGTTGGTAAGAAAATTCTCAATCCAGAAGTCAAGTCTTACGAACAGACCTTCTTTAACTCTTGGGAATATAACCCAACAAACAGAGTTCAAATTGAAAGTTTTACTGGTTCTGCATTTACTCTGGCACTGGATCTTGACAGAGTGCAGATCAGAACAGGAGATACCGTTCAGATCCTTGCTCGTGGAAGCAACACAGTTTTAGGAACGGCTCAAATTACAATTGATAATGCCGTAACAGCAACTAATGACTGCACTCTTTCTGGTAGCATTGTTTCCTCTTTAAATCCATCTACAAAATATGATATTCGTCGTGTTGTAAAGAAAGCGACATCATCTGACAATATTATCAAGAATGGAGAAGAAGTAGTCATCTCCGACATTCAAAATACTTACATCTCTAATGATGATACTTTTGGATTTGTCGCAAGTAACTCTCTTCCCTCATATGAGATTACTACCCCAATTATTTCCAAAACTCTTTCAGAAGCTTCTGCCTCCTCTGGTGGTGTTCAGGAAGTAGATTCCGATAATCGTTATTCTGTTCTGGCTTTTGATACCGATGTTCCATTTATTACCGGAGACGAAGTAATCTATACTGTTGGAACAGCATCAACCACTCTTGGAATGGTTGAAGGATTTGATGGTATTCAAGAAGGCCGTTACTTTGTTGAGGTGCAACCAGATCCCAAGAAAATTAAACTTTGTGTTGCAAGATCATTTATTGATGCAGAAGACTACGTTAAGTTTGCAGCATTGCCAAGTGGTTCTGGTACACATGTTTTCACATTAGCATCTCAGGCAAATAAGCAGATTGAACCCCAGGCTCTTCTTAAAAAATTCCCACTTTCGCAAAACCTTCAGTCTGGTGACAAGACTTTAACATCTCCAGGCCCAGTTGGTATGTTGCGTAATGGTGTTGAGATTCTCAACCCAAGATCTGAGGAGTTTATTTACTACGGCCCAGTTCAATCAGTTTCTGTTCTTAACGGCGGAAATGATTATGACGTAACAAATCCTCCAACAGTATTAATTGGCAATCCATCAGTTTCTACAGGAACTACGGCTCTTGTTGAACCAGTAGTTGTAGGGAATATCAAGAGTGTGTCTGTAGACCCACAAACTTTTGATATCACAGAAGTATTTTCCGTATCCGTAAGTGGATCTAATGGAAAGAATTCTCAGTTAGAACCAATCATTGAGAACCGATATAGAGAGGTAGCATTCAATGCTGCTGATAGTTTTTATGGAGGTGGAATTGGAACTTCAACTGAGACAATTACTTTCCTAGACGAGCATAATTTCCTAACTGGCCAGCAGGTTGTTTATGATAGAAATGGTAATCCTGCATTAGGTATCGGAACTTTCTTGGGTGGTAATGAAGACACTGGACTGACATTGAACAGTGGTGGTTCCTACTTCATCCAGAAGATTAATAATAAGTCGGTTTATCTGTATCAGAGCATCAACGATCTCAATGCAGGTATTAATACTATTGGATTTACAACTGTAGGAACGAGTGGTATTCATAAATTTAGATCTTTCGATCTGAAGAAGACACTCTCTGGAATTAGAGTTATCAATCCTGGATCTGGTTTTGCTAGTAGAAGACTTAGAGTAAATCCAACTGGAGTATCGACAACAAAGAACACCATTACTTTCACAAATCATGGATTTAAAGATGGTGAACTAGTTGCATATGCAGCCACTGGTGGATCTTCTATTTCTGGTCTGAATACAAGCAATCAGTATTATATCCTCAATTCAGAAACTAATAATTTCCAACTTTCTGATGCTGGAGTTGGTGGAACAATCAAGACAAATTATGATAGACAAATCCCAGTAAACTTTACATCTACTGGTGTCGGATATCAAGAATTTAATTATCCTTCAGTAACGGTTTCTATTAACGTTGCATATGCAAATACAGTTGGTGTAATTACTGCTACTCCATCCATTCGCGGAAGCATTGAACAACTGTTCTTATATGAAAGTGGATCTGATTATGGTTCTGAGATTGTCGATTTTCATAAGAGACCTTTAGTAAGCGTTGTAAATGGAACTGAGGCTCAGTTAAATGCCATCGTTTCTAATGGAAAAATTATTTCAGTTCAAATTCTTTCTGGCGGTAAGAATTACAAATCTGCTCCTGACCTGACAGTTATTAGTACATCTGGAACTGGAGCAAAACTTAGAGCGATTGTTAATGGTGGAACGATCACTAATGTTATTATTCAAAGTGGTGGAATTGGTTATGATGCAGGAACCACAAATATTAAAGTATCTACAGTTGGAAGCGGTCTTGTTGCGAATACTTCTGTAAGAAAATTAACTATTAACAAGACTAAGAGATTTGAAGAATATGGTGGACAGTTCTTATTCAGCAATGAAGTAAACAAGGGATTAGAATACTCCATCCTTGGATATAATGACACCTTAAGGTCTGCATTTTTTGATACAGACGTAAACGTACACTCTCCCTTGATTGGATGGGCTTATGATGGTAATCCCATTTATGGGTCTTACGGTTACTCTGATCCAGAAGATACTTCTTCTGGTATTGTTAGATTATCATCTGGTTATGTCCTAAACACAGGATCGGTACAAAATCGTCCTGTAGGATTTGATGATGGATTCTTTATGGAAGATTATCAGTTTACTGGATCTGGGCAATTAGATGCACATAACGGTAGATTCTGTAAGACTGTAGACTTCCCCAATGGCGTTTACGCATACTTTGCAACTTCTGAAATTGATGCCACTACAGGTAATCTAAAACCACAATATCCATATTTCATTGGACAGTCATATAGAACTACTCCAATTATCGAGAACTTATATGGAAGAGATGCAATAGATCAATCTAACTTTGATTTTGAGTCTGGAAACTATAGCAGAAACACATATCCTTATTTGCTTGGAGAACCTAAAGCTGATAACGATTACATCTTAGAATCATATGAATTAGCAACTCAGAAAGCAATTGTAGAAACAGTTTCTTCTGGAGTGGTGGAAGAAATTAGAGTTCTTTCTCCTGGAGATCGTTATAGAGTAAATGAACCTCTTTACTTTGATGAAGTTAAGAGTGGAGGTGAAGGACTAGATGCAGTTGTATCTGAAATTAGTGGAAAGAGCATTATTGAACTGAATACCAAATATAGAGATTATAGTGGTATTGTTTTTGAGAAGACTAGCAATCAAACCATTACAGGAACAATTGGTACTTATCACGATCTTAAGACTGGTGATACCATTGTTGTCTCTGGTCTCAGCACTTTCGTAAAAGGACTTGCTGGAAAACAAGTTGTTGGTGTTGTCAGTGCAACGGCTTCTCTTGTAGATCAAATTAATGCTGGATCTGCTGGAGATGTAATTGATGTCCAAGTATCCAGTATTCCTTCGTTTGTTAGCGTTGGGTCTAGCATTAGTATTGGTGCAGAACTCTTCAAAGTTCTCAATAAAATTGATATTCAAAATCTTCTGAGACTGCAAAGATCTGGTGGTGGTATCTCCACCATTGGTGTTGCTGTATCCTTCTTACCAAACAAGTTTACGATTAGTCTTGAGACTGATGATTTTGAATCTAAGAAACAAGATACCATCTTCTTCAACGCATCGGAAACCGTAGGTATTGCAACTACTTCTGGAATCAGCGCAACTCTAACGTATACACTGTCTGGCGTAACTTCTCAGCGAAATGTCCCAGCACAAACTATCTACATTCCAAACCACCCATTTACAAACAATCAAAGAGTAATTCTTACCACCCCTTCCACTGGAAATCCACTGGTTGTAAGACCTGGTTATGGTGCAACAGAATATTTGCCATCTGCAGCTGGAGTTGGAAAGACAGTTTATGTTGTAAACGTAAGTAAAGATTTAATTGGTTTGAAGACCTCTCTTGCTGGAGAGCAATTGTTCTTCTTAGATGGTTCTCAAAATAGCGATCAATACAAGTTTGTCTCCGAGTTTTCGAATGTAACTGGTACAGTACGCAAAATTGAAACCACTGTTGCAACCGCTTCAACGCATGTACTTGAAAATAATGATATTGTTACATTCTTTGTAAAACCAAAAGGAAACTTTGGCATTGGAGCTGCGTCCTCGGTCTCTCTTTCTTACAACACTCTTGTAGACAGCGTTGTTGTTAACAGTGTTGGATTTAATTCTACCGGCATCAACACATCTAGCGGAAGAATCACCCTTGCTTCTCATGGATTTAAAACAGGTGACAAAGTAGTATATGAAGGATTAGAACCTGCAGAAGGTCTTGTTAATGGATCGTACTTTGTCTTTACTATTGACGAGAACACTTTTAGTTTAGCGAAGACGAAAACAGATCTCAATTCTGTCCCTCCAGTTCTTGTAAACATCACTGGAATTGGCGCTACTCATACCGTTGGTCTTATCAATCCACAGATTCCCGTAATTAGAAACAGAAATCTTGTATTTAATTTAACAAGTTCTACATTAACTGGATACAAACTGAAATTCTTCTACGATAAGGAATTTAACAATCCAGTTGTTTCTGTAGCAAGCAGCTCTGTCTTTGATATTCAAGAGACTGGTGTTATTGGTTCTACAGGAATTGCTACCGTTGGATTCAGTTCTGCTTGGCCAACCAAGTTATATTACAACTTAGAGAAGTCTGGTTATCTTTCAACTTCTGATACTGATGTAAGTTCTTATTCTGAAATCAGTTATAGTGATAGTAAGTATAATGGAACTTTCAGAGTCACTGGAATTGGAACAACAACTTTCACAGTTTCTCTGATTGATCAACCAGAGACTACGAAGTATGTTCAAGGTGATTGCTCCGAGTTGAGATATACAACCAAATCAAGAACTGCAAATGGTGGTATTGAAAAGGTAAAAATTGTTTCTCCTGGATTTGGATTCGAGTCAAGACCAGACTTTGTTGGTGTTGGATCTACTTCTACCGGAATCAATGCTATCTTAGAAGTAAATTCTAAGACCATTGGAAAAGTACAAAGTACGAGAGTTGTTAATGCTGGTTTTGAATACCCCAGCGATAAAACATTAACAGCAGCTGCACTTATTCCCTCTTGGACTCAGGTTTCTGATAATTACACTATTAAAGATGGTGACATTATTGTCACTTCTGGCGGCAAAAACTATACTAATCCACCACAGTTTGCTCTTGTCAACAGCGAAACTGGAGAAAATGTTGGTAATGGTGCTTATGCAGCAATAATGAATGAGAATTCAATTGATTCTATTCAAGTTCTTAAGCAACCAACAGGTTTGGCTGGAGTAGGTCATACTTTATATACTCTTTCAAATAGTAATGGCGTTGTTATCACAAGTGTTGATAGTGTTGCTTCTGGTATTGTTACAGTAACTATTCAAACTCCTGTACTTGGATTTACTACTGCGCCAGTAGCTATTGGAGATAAGATTTTTGTCGATGGCATATCTCTTTACTTTGATGGCAATTATGATGGTCATAACTCCAAAGATCATGGATTCAGATTCTTTGAAGTTCAAAATGTAAATGCTTCTGTAAACCCAGTAACAGTAACATATAGTCTCGTTGGAATTGCTACTCAAGAGGTTGGTGTTGCAGTAACAAATACTAATAG